TAAGAAAAAATTTATAGTAAGAATAATAGAACTATTAGTAATAATAGCAACAATTATATTAACAATAAAAGCAATAGGATATGCAACATTAATAAGAGGCTACAAGGGATATGGAGGAGAATACTTAATACCAATATTAGGCTTAATTATAGTATTAGTTTTAGAAACAATTTTAGAAGAAAGCGAGAATAAAAAACATGAAAACAGAAAATCAAATAAAAGAAGAAATTAGAAAACATAAAGAACATTTAAAAAACACAAATTTTGAAGATAGAACAACAGAACAAAAAATGCATTCAGCAATAATTGAGGCTTTAGAATGGGTATTGGGGGAAATGTAAATGTATATAGAAGAAGCGGTTAATATATTAGAAAATATGTGCTACAGATATGGAAAGCCCAGACAAAAGGGGAGAACAGAAGAACAAATAAAAGAAGTTGAAGCATTAAATGTTATATTGGGAACATTTAGAAAGGAAGGGCAAATCAAATGGACAAACTAGATAAATGCTATATTTGGCACATTATAACATTGGCTACAATGCAATATAAATTAAAGCAATTGAAAGGAGGAAAATGAGATGAAAGGATATCAAGATATAAAAGATCTTATTTCTGATATAGATGAATTTCACAACGAAGCGGAATTGAGAGAAATATTACAACAAATTTTATTTATCTGTGAAGATAACCTAAAACAAGAACCATCTACCGACAACCAAATCGAAAAATAGATGATTCACAAAAATATTTATAAAAATACTTTCTTTATATATTTTATCACAGAAAGTAAGAAAGGGCAAGAAAAATGTTGAAAATAGATGAACATATATGCAGCATTTGTGGAAAAAAATATGATGGATATGGAAACAATGCACAACCAATAAATGATGAAAGATGCTGTGATGAATGTAACAGAAAAGTTGTAATTCCAATAAGAATTGCAAGTACGATGTGATACTGGACAAAAGATACCTTGAACGATTAAGAAAGGGGGAATAAAAGACTATGGAAAAAGATAAGAAAATAATAAATAGGCAAAATATAAATAAAGATGAAAAATCAGAACAAATCAAGAAAATAGCAAAGCAATTATTAAAAGAAATAGGAATTAAAGTAAATTTGTTAGGATTTAAATACTGGCAAACAGCACTAGCACTTGTCATAGAAGATGAAGGAAAAATTGTAATGATGAGTTTATACTGCAGTGTAGCCAAAAAGCATAGAACAACAGCTGCTAAAGTAGAAAGAGCAATGCGTTATGCTTATATGGATTTAAATTTAAAACAAATATTTAAAACAGATTATCCTATTAATAATAAGGCTTTGCTATTTTTATTAATAGATAGAATTATGAATAAAATTGACAATACTTAGAAAATCAATAGTTTTTCAGGAAACAAGAGATTTTGTCGAATACTAGAAAGGAGTATATCACATGGCAAACAAAGATGCATATTATTTTAGCCATGACTCAAATGCACTAACGGATCCAAAAATACTTTCAATGCGTTGTGATTATGGCCTAGAACGGCTATGGTCTATATTGGGCAATCTTGGAAATGTTAAGGAATGAATCAACATATAAATTACCACTAAATAGGAATACATATAGGGCGATAAAAATGCAAACTAACACAACAATAGATGTAGAGCAATATATAAATGATTGTATTAACGAATATAAAGACAGTGAAAGTGGAAACGGATTATTTACTTCAAAAGATGGTATGTTTTGGTCTGAAAGTTTTATTAGAAGAATGGAAAAATATGAAGACTTAAAAGAAAAAAGAAAACGAGCAGCAAATGCAAGATGGAATAAAGAAAAAAACACAGAACCAGTAAAAAATACAAGAAAATGCAAAAGCATAAAAAATTATTGCAAAAGCAATGCAAGTGCATATAAAAAACGATACAAATGTAATGCAAAACTCAAAAAAGTATATGCAAAATTATGCAAATTAAATCAAATCAAATTAAATGAAATTAAATTAAATAAAATTAAATCTATCTATCATTCTGATCCAGAAGAAGAAAAAACAAAAACTAAGATGGATGAGATAGACAAGATGGAATTTGAGAGAATTATACAAAATTGTGAATTACATGTTTTGGATCCTGCTCTTGCTATCGAAATCAAAGAAATATTAAAAGAAATGTATATGGATTTAAAAACTAAGAAAAAAGTCGAAGAGATGAACTCTAAAAAACTATTATATGCACTGAAACAATACTCAATAGCAAATACGAAGACTGTAATTCAAAAACCAAAGGAATATTTTAAAAAATGTATTTTATCTGCAATAGGACAAACAGAGTTAAGTACACAATATGATGCCTATACAATAGAAATGGGGGCAGTATTATGAGCAATTTAGATATTTTATATAACAGGACTACGGTTCCTATATATACAAAAATGAAAACAATAGAAAGAGGAAATTCAGTGGTAAATGCAAAGAAGAGAAAAGAGTATGACTTTTATAAATGTGATTATTGCGGAGCAGAAATAGAAATAAAAGAAAAAAGACATGAAATGATGGGCGGAATTGCAATAATACCACACACCATTACAAGAAGAGGAGAATTAAAATTAGCATTGTGTAGTAAATGTTTAAAACCTGCATTGAAAGAACTGGAAAAGGAGAAATAAATGGGAGAAGATAGCAATTTAAAAGCTGTATTTTATGCAGTAAATGGATTAAGCGGAGAAATGAAGCCATTAGGAAAAGCACAACTTGGTTTAACTGATGAAGAAAATAGATATCCTAAATATGCTAAAGGTGGAATCAAAAATGAATGTGTAGCTTTTGCTGAAATAGGGGAAGAAGAATATTCAGGAGAATTAAACTTGATCGTAATGCCTAAAACAATGAAAAAGAAACGATTTATAAAATTAATTATGAGTAAAGGGTATCAAAGAAATAAGGCTAATAAGATACACCAAGAATATATGGAAAAATACAAATATAGAACAATGATTGGCTTAATGGTGTTTTTAGAATGCTATAACATAAAACCAATATTTAAATTAAAAATTGGAGAAAAAATTTTTGAAGGAGAGATGAGATATGAGAAAGGAAATGATATATCAAGCAGATAGAAAAATAGAAATATTAGAAACAGGAACATGCTTTGGACTATTATACTATATTTTAAATTTAGGAACACATCCAACAGCATATGTTAGAATTCCTAAAAACAATAAATTTTATGGGAAAGAAATAAGTGAAATAGATATAAATGTTCATGGAGGAATTACTTATTCAGAAGAGGGATTACACATAGGAAATGAAAAAGCAACAGAAGGCTGGTATATAGGTTGGGACTATGCACACTATGGAGATTACATAGGATTTGAGGAGAAATATCCAATTTTGTGTAGAACAGGTGGCAAAAAGTGGACAACAAACGAAATATTTATTGAAATAAGAGAAGTATGTTATCAAATACAGTTAGTTTCAAATCAAATAAATGGTCGAAAATTATATTTGATAGGACAAAAAGATGCTTTAATACATTCACTTAGCGAAGTAAAAATGCAAGAACAATATATAAGAAGAGATATAGAATTAATTGATAAAGAAATCAAAAAAATGGATGCAGGAGAAAAATAAATAAAGAGGTGGTACAAATGAAATTGAAGTATGAAATTGAAATAGAGGAGAGCATAACTGGAAAAGCTAGACCACGAATGAATACATATACAGGAAGGGCATATACACCAACAAAAACAAAAAATTATGAATATTTGGTAAGACAGATTTTTGTATATAAATATCCTCAATACAAACCAATTGAGGGAAGAGTAACTATGACAATTATAGCCTATTTTGAAATTCCTAAAAGTACAAGTAAAAAGAAAGAAGCGGAAATGCTTTGTGGAGGAATAAGCCCAACAAAGAAACCAGACTGGGACAATATAGGAAAAATAGTTAGTGATGCACTAAATAAATTTGCTTTCAAAGATGACGCACAAATTACAGATGTAAGAATTTTTAAAAAGTATGCCAAGACACCAAAAGTTATAGTTCAAATAGGAGAGTATTAGGAGGAATGATATGAAATGTATAAAATGTGGAAAATATCCATTTTGCAATAAAATACAGGACTCTCAACAAGAAGTTTGTGAGGATTTTAAAAAAAGAAAGCTAATTACAACAACTGACTTACCGTTGATAATGAATAAAGAGGCAAGAGATACAGAAATAAAATTATAAGGAGCAAAAAAGAGTATGTCTAATATTTATGATATGGAAGGAAAAAAGAAAGTAATATTTACAGAAGAACCAGATGTAAATATTACATATAAAGAAATAATGCAAATAGTGGTAGAACATGCAACAGAAGAGAGATGTCATCAGATATTTTGCTATGGTGGAATAAATATGTGTCCATCAGATGTATTCGGCTCAGAAAAGATAGATAAGCGAAAAGAAGAGGACACTTGCAATTACGAAGGGATAGGATGCACAAAATGTTGGTCTAATGCTATAAAAGATATAAAAGGAGGTACAGAAAGATGAAATGTACAGGAAAAGAATGGGATACTTGTAGAGTTGAAAAGATGGGATGTCGTGGTTGTTATTATGATGAAAAAAAATTCATTGAATTTACAAAAGATCAGGAAGGAGTAAATGTATATTGCATAAAAGAAGATATAACAGTTGGAGATGTTTTAATGGGAGTAGCTGCAACAATAAAAATGGTTATAGAAGAAACAGGCAAAGATGAAGAAACGATATGGGAAGTAGTTAAGGAAATGCTAGATGAAACACATGAGAGAGAGGTGCAAAGATGATTGTATTACCAATAAAAAAGAAA